ATGACTTACTTCTTATGTCCACAGTTGAAGTCAACCTATCTCGTTCTGACTGATTTAAACCATCAAGCTTCAATGCATCGAGCATACCTTTGTAGGCTAGATAAATTTGACTTAACGGTAATAACAAAACAAAGGAAAATTGAACCAAGTTGATATTTACATCAAGGGCAAGAAATTTAAAAGTAACTGAAAAAATGACAAATAGAGCTACTAACACTAATGCAATAAATTTAGCGTTGTTGTAAAACGGCAAGTAGCGTTTAGCCATGATTAATCACCAAAATTAATATTGGTAGTCATCCAATTGTACAATTGAACTTTAAGGCCGTCGTTATAAACTTTATTATTGATTGTTTCAACAGATATTTTTCCACTCATCTTTAAGTTATCCGCTGTGACCTTAGTACCATCTTCAAGAGTTATAACATAATCATCATTATGTCTCATAGATGATGCAACAGTATCAATTACTTTTTGCCCGCTTTTGGATGTTTTTCGATTATAGGTGAGTGTTAATTTAAGCTTTAAATTAGCGTCATCAAGGCCATCTTCAAGTTTTAAATCATCCAAATCGACACCAAATGCAGTTTTTAAAACATCAACCACATTTTCTTCGATTTTGTAATCAATCTTAGCTGGTACGTTCGACTCTATTTTGTGAATCGGTTGCAATTCTGTTGATCCAATTCCAGATGAGATTGAGATGGTCTTGGCTGGCGTTGATTCCAATTTTTCTTTAATTGCCGGGTTCGGAGCATCTTTTAAGATTAAGGCACTATTCGCTGGTAAGGCTTTAGCTGCTTCACCCAAAAGCCAACCTAAATAAGACTCAAGAGTTCTTGCTGTTAATGATCTGGATTGAATAATTGCAACATGATTATCAATCACTCCAAAATATAAAACACTATCAATAAATTCTTTGCGCACTACTTCAACAGATTCATCCTCATCATCAGGTAAATCTTCCGTTAAGTAAGTTTTGATTGGGAATTCGGTAGCACTATCATTGTCTATTTTTAAAACAGCTTGAGCTTTACCAGACTCCACTATGATTAGCTCTCCAAAGAACATACTTTGATGTGAACTTGCGTGATTTATAAGGATAAAATCATCTTTAGTAGCCGATACAAATTGCTGCCTATTAATAGCTTTATGATAAAAAGAGTCTTTATCTAATAGTTGGGCTTTAAGTAAGTTTCCAAGGTTCGCGCCTTTTAGAAAGTCTACTTTTTTGTAGTGTACGGTTTTGTCTTTTACAACTGTCTTACTCATTATTTTCCCCACCCGATCTGTCGTAAAGACTGTGTCGGGTTCACAGTTTATTAATCTTTTGTGTTATTAATTTTCTGTCCTAGCTTTCCTTCTTTTACCAACTGCACGACCTGCTCATTAGTAAGCACAGGAATAAAGACTTTGTCGCCAATATCTTTAGAAAGAATCTTTACCTCTTCAGCAGTCAGCACCAAAGCTTCACCATGTTTAGCTGCATCATTGATACGAGCAATAATCTGGTTGATTGGTAGTTTTGAATTGTCCATATATCACCTAAAACCTTAATTTAACTTTTTCTAACACGCTTTGGACGTGATCCGCCTAATGGTCTAAATGCATCAATAACTAAGCCTACGAGCTCCATACCATCTTCAAATTCAATAATATTGGGATGGAAGTTGGGGTTTAATGCTTGCAAGTATTTGCGCTGGTCGCTTTCAATTACAAGCTTCTTAAAGGTTGCGTCTGAATTATTTCTAACAACGATGAGGTCATCAGCGATTAGATCGCAAACTTGATAGTTTGGATTAACTAAAATGTAGTCTCCCTCTTCATATCTAGGGGAATTACTTACTCCAACTACTCTCAAATAAAAACAACCATCTGGATCATCTGCACTAAGTGGTGGCAACCATTCATTTATTTTATTAGGATCGATAGCTTCTACTGATGTCATTGTCCCTGCCTGCACCCAAGAAAGAACGGGAATTAGTTTTTTAGTTATAGGCTCAACATTATTGTCAAACTTACTGACAATTCCTTTTTTTAGCTCTTCTGCGGTAACACCAAGTGCGGTAGCCAGCTCAAGTATAGAGCCTGTCGATTTGGCATTCCCTGTTTCGAGATCAGAAATTACAGATTGTTTGACACCTGACTTCATAGCCAGTTCTTTTTGAGTCATTTTCTTAGCTTTGCGAATTGCTTTTAAGTTTTCGCCCAAAGTAGCCATAAATTTGTCCATCGTTACTTCTATCGGAATTCTGATATATATTTCAATCGGTTTGGCTATTGAATAAATATCGGAAAACCTATATATTTAATAAAAATTATCGGAGACCGCCCATGAATCAATGGCAGAAGATGATCTCTGAGTTAAGGGAAAAGGGTCTTACTCAGACATTTATAGCCGCAGAAATCGGGTGCTCACAGAATTACGTTAGTGATTTAGAGCGCGGGTTATGTGGGAAACGCCTTTCATATGATCTAGGAAGAAAACTAGAAAATTTATGGAAGGAATATTGTTCAAAACAATTAACCGCTTAGGAACTAAACCATGAGCAAAGTATCAACCGAATTGAGTGCAAGTGCGAGAAATAGCATTACAAGGGTTTTACGCATTCTTGCAAACAGTAATAACTCCCAGATTGCTGAAAAGTTGGGGCTAGATCCAACTACATTTTCAAGATTTAAAAATGACAAGAAAAACAATGGCTTGTCAGATATTGAGAATGTTTGCGCAATGTTGGATTTGCTTGAATTAAAAATCGTACCGAAGAAATACAAGTTAATTCACAAGGAAAAGTTGGCAGCGCTTTTGAATCTATCAAAGGCTTATATGGGACGCCTAGGTTCAGTCGATGATCTTTTTCAAGATGACATTGAAGACTTTGGAATTAATGAAGAACTCGGATATTAAAAAACCGCTTCCTGCGCGAACAGGTTAGCGGTCACGTTCAATCGGAGAAGGACCAAATGAACCATTCAATATTAGCAGACATTGAACTAAATCGGAAGATTAGTTTGTTTCAAAAAGCGGTTGAGGCTTATGCAACAGAACGCAGTTTAAAAAACTCGGTCGCTGTAGCTGAGGCTAAAAGTAACTTGGAGCGTCATTACTATGAATCCTACAGCTTTGCGGTTCATAAGGGAGTATGAGCATGGAGTTTATGAAGGTGCGAAATATGCACGCCAGTATGGTGATCTTCAAAGGCTTTACGATGCTTCAAGTGATGAATTCTTCATTGAAGAAATCAACGATGCTTATGAAGAGTTTAAGAGGAGCCTAATATGAGCTTAGATGCAACTCTATGGGCTTGGAAGGCCCCTGTTAACTCTGCCACCCAAAGATTGGTACTTGTGTCTCTAGCTGATAGAGCAGGTGAGGATTTTACTTGCTATCCAAGCGCAGAAAGACTTCACAGAGATACATTGCTAAACAGAAAAACCATTCTGAAAGTTATTTCCGATTTGATTGAATTGGGTCTTGTTTTGGACACTGGCAAGAAAATTGGTAACGGAGTGCGTGTACTAAAATTAGTTGGTGTTGATGGTCGTGAAAACCAACCAACCAGTACCGAAATTGGTACTGGTACCGAAATTGGTACTGGTACCGAAATTGGTACTGGTACCGAAATTGGGATACCTACCCATCCCAAAAACGGTACCTCTACCCATCCCAATTTTGGGATACAGAACCTCCCAATGAATCTACCAAAGAACCTACCAAGGGAAAAAGACAAAAAGTCAAAAGCGAAAAATGAGTATTCCGATGATTTCGAGAAGTTCTGGTCTGCATATCCAACTTGTAAACGTAAATCAGACAAGTCTGGCACTTATAAAACTTTCAAAAAATATGAATCTGAGTTTGAGATTGAAAAATTAATCTCGATTCTTGAAAAACAAAAATCCGATGTCTCTTGGACAAAGCAGGATGGTGAGTTCATTCCATCACCTAGCGTTTGGCTAAACCAAAAACAATGGGAAAACGAGTATTGGTTTCAGGTCAACAGCTCTGTGGTAGCTCCTGATTTCTCTAATGCCCAATTGCAATATGGAGACTGGTAATGAGTACAAACATTCAAAATATGACAATTGAGCAGAGTGTGCTAGTCGCTTTGATGACAGTGAGCCATTCCCTAGAGGTTGTCGCAAATGATCTTACCGAAGAACATTTTTACGCTGGTCGTCACAAGATTATTTACAAGGCAATTGTTGAGCTTGCTAATGCTGATAAGCCATATGACTCAGTATTTGTCTGCAAGCATCTACAAGAGCGAAATCTTCTCAATGACATTGGTGGAGAAGAGTATTTAATTGAACTTAACAGTGCAGTTGGTAGCGTACACCACCTGGAATATTTTGTTGCTGAGTTGAATAAACTTAAGCAGCATCGCGAAGTTGAAGATATTGGTCTCTCGATTGCGGAGTGCGCTAAAGATCTGACTATCACTGATGTTTACTTGGCTGCTGAGAATTTATTTAGTTCATCTAGTAATTCTATTGAGCAAAAGCAAACAGGTTTTGATTTTAACCAGGCTTTAGAAAAAACACTTGAGCGATTTGAGAAAAAGATTGCTCAGAAAGAACAAAAGGGCTTCATAGGTGTTCAGTTCAATATTCCTCATCTTGATAATCTTTTGGGAACAATTGAAAAGGGTCATTTTTGTGTAATTGGTGGTCGTCCGGGCAGTGGTAAATCAACTCTTGCTCAGATGTGTGCAATGCAAACTGCTAAGCGCTACAACATGCCAGTCTTGTTTATCTCTGCTGAGATGGATACGCCGACCCTAACCAACCGCATGATCTCGGCATTAGGTGCAATCCCGTATAACAATCTTCACAATGGGGATATCTATGATGGGATGTTTGAGAAGCTTACTGGAACTATTGCTCAATTTAGAAACCTACCAATTTTTATTGAAGAAAAGCAAAAGCCAACGATTGCTGAAATCCAAAGTTATGCACGTAAAGCGAAGCGCAAGTACAAAGCTTTGGGCTGCATCATTGTTGATTATATCGGCTTAATCCGAGACCCATCTAAGAAAGATCGCGTTCAAGAAGTTGCATCAATCAGTCGTGACTTAAAAGCTATGGCAAAAGAGTTTGATTGCCCAGTAATTGCATTGGCTCAGCTAAACCGTGGAGCAGAAGGACACAAGCCAGTAGCAAGTGATCTTAAAGATTCTGGACAGATCGAGCAGGATGCAGACCAAATCATCATGGTTCATCCATTACTCGAAAAAGAGACTAATGCGCCAACTGGTGTAACCGAGTTAATTATTGCCAAAAACCGTCATGGCAAGCGTGGATCTGTGAATGTTCAAGACCGTTTAGATATTTGTCGTTTCGTAGGCATGTCATTCCCAGTGGAAGAGAGAGGTGCAGCGTGAGCGTACAAGTGCAAGTAACTTCGATCGATCGCCAGAAGATGCAATTCAACGTAGAGGCGATAGATGGTTCAAGAGTAATTCTCAAACGCGCATTCAACTTCAAGACTGAAACGAAAAAGCATATTGAGTCAGTGATTAATAAAGAACTTAAGACATTCAACAAGCCTTCATATGGCGGCATCGAAATTGTATTTATGTGTCCAGTAGGAGTGTTCTCATGAGATTAGCAAATGATAAGCAAACACTAGATTGGATTGAGGAAATTGGCGGTGAGCAGTACGAAGCTAAATTCACTCATGGGACAGTCTACGGATATAACAAATTTAAGTGCCGTTGTGAGTTTTGCAAGGAAGCTAAAGCGCTAAGTAATCAGCGTGCAGCTTTGAAGCGTGCTGTTAAGGCTAACCCACCTCAATCAGTTTTGATTGTTGGAGGTGCAGCGTGAAAGCAATAAAACGAGTTAAAGCATTCCAAAACATTTTTGACATTTTGTTATTCGCTACACATGCAACACAACCTTTCACGATGAAGGATTTGCATGACCATGTGTTAGATGCACCTAACAACACTATCCAATGCTATGTGCAGGAATTAATTAAAAGCGGCTACTTGGAAAAGGACTCATACGCAACTTACAAGGCAACTCAATTTGCAAAGGACTTGCTGAATGTTAAAGGGGAGCTGAAAGCATGATCGAATTTGTAGATTACACATCAATGATGAAGCTCCGCAGAGATTGCAACCTCGGCACTCGCAATAAAGAAACAAGAGCAGCAGCGAACCTCTACGAGAAATTAAGAAAACTGAAAATGCTAGACCAGCTTAAGCAGGAAGCCATGACAGGACATGACAAGGAGGCGGTATGAAAAGATTAAACGTACTGGTTGCTTGTGAATATTCTGGACGTGTTCGTGATGCTTTTTCAGCTTTAGGTCACAACGCTATGTCTAGTGACTTACTCCCAACAGAAGCACCAGGTAATCACTATCAAGGTGATGTTCGTGATGTGTTGTATGGAGGCTGGGATCTCATTGTTGCTCATCCTCCTTGCACCTTTCTATCTGTAGCTGGCAATCGTTGGTTTAACGTTGATAGGTATGGGGAGAAAGCAATTACCCGGATGAAAAATCGCGAGCAAGCAATTGCATTTTTCAATTTGTTTACTGATCTGGAGTGCGAAAAGGTAGCAATTGAGAATCCAATTGGATGCATGAGCAAAATCTATCAAAAGCCTTCACAAGTAATTCATCCCTACATGTTTGGTGATCCTGAGCGTAAAGCTACATGCTTATGGTTAAAGGGATTACCAGCTTTACAAGCAACCAATGTGGTTGAGCCAAATATTGTGAAGTACAAAAACGGCAAAGGGACGGATAGTCCTTGGCATTTAGACACGTTAAAGCTGCCAGCAGAAGAACGCAGAAAAGCGAGAAGCTTAACTTTTCAAGGCATTGCAGATGCTATGGCAATGCAATGGGGTGGAGACGTGCGTCATTTAGGTTTGAGGGAAGCGGTATGAAACCAGAACAGTTTATTCGTGAGTTCGGGCCTAACACTTTCAGAATATCAATGTCATTTGTCAACACTGCTAAGTATTTGGTGGTTCATGAAGGTGAAATTGATTTTACAGATGAAATCAAGCCTCACCATGGCGATCGTGTATTTGAGCGTGATGTGGTTAAGCGTCTGGTGGAGTCGGTTGATTTGGTCGAATCATGGGGCGGCATTGATGATGTAAAGCTATATGACTTGTCTCATTGCAAAGATAAGCCTGAATCGGCTGGCTACAAGTTGCTTCAAGCAATTGCTGATTACGAATCAATATACGGAGAAGAATAATGACGAAGGTATTAATTTGGGTAGGTGGCAGAGGTGCAGGAAAAGCATCACTCATGCAGGCGATTGCACTAGGTGAGCCAGAGCCAATACAGCCACATCAGGAGTTTTGCGCTGTAAACCCTCGCGCATATTACCTGCCTAAAGAACCTGAAGATTGGCAAGGTCGCGGCAAACGCAAGAAACCTAAAATCAAATAAGGAGCCAGCAATGAGTGAGTTTAACGATATTGACATGCCAACTTTACCCAAGCCAATTGGAAGCCTGCAAGAGTTACATCCAGAGTTTGCAAAGGTTCTTAATGAGAATTTTCTAGAGTTGCTAGGCGACGACTTCCCCATAGAAAACCACATTTCGCCTAACTGCCAATCGAGGGATGCTTGAGATGGATAAATATAAAGTTATCGCTGAAAAAATAACATATTCGTTAGATGGCTATATTGCTGATCACAATAATAGAAATTTTGGCGATGCAGATGGGTGGCTAAGACATGTAAGAAATGGATGGGAGGAATTTATTGAAGCTCATCCAGACAGCCTTAACCTTCATGAGTACTTACAGCACCAGCAAGCGAAAGTGGAGGAGCTGCAAAAGCGGGTGGATTCCTTAACTCAAACAATGGAAGAGCTACTTGAGGAAATGAAATATCCAACTGCTACTTTTGAAGAGGTGATCGTGTGCGGTGTGAAAGAGTTAGAGCAAGCGCTCAAGGGGGATCAATACGATGAACATCGCAAGAAAGCAGAAGAGGCCATCTCAAAAGGTGCAAGCCTAACCAACCATAGGATTGAGCTATGACCACATTCAAAGAGGCTCAAATCATCATTGGCATCGATCCTGACTTAGAAAAGTCGGGAGTTGCCATTCTTGGTAGTGATCTTCAACTTAAAAATCTGACTTTTCCAGAAACGGTTGAACTATTCAGAAATGAGCAGGACAGCATCAAGAAGGTCGTGATTGAAGCAGGTTGGGAGAACAAGAAAGCCAATTTCAGAGTAGGTGGTGGTCACTCAAGACAAGTGAACGAGCAGATTGCTAGACGTGTTGGGATGAACCATGCAACAGGCATCTTATTGGCAGAAATAGCTCAGGCACTAGGTTTGGCAGTATTACTGGTGAAGCCTACTAAATCAAAACTCAATGCAGATGAGTTTAACAAGATTACTGGGTGGCAAGGTCGCACTAATCAAGAGCAGCGTGACGCAGGTATGTTGATCTGGGGAATGCAAGGGAAGAAGGTGGCGTGATGGACCATAACAAGGCAGTAGTAATTATCTTTTCGGTACTTATGGTGGCAATAGTTTTGATGACGGTATTTGGTAAGTAGGTGACGGTATGAATGCAGCAGTGACAATAATGCAAACAACTGACTGGTCAAAATTCAGTACAGAAGATTGGTTTAGACAATTTGGGGCTTGGATGAATGGGGATACGGAAACAAAGAAGCTAATTTATAAATCACTTCCCACCCGAAAGCTGACTCAAAAACAGCGTGAGGAATTAATTGCACAATATATGAGTGATGAAAATTTTCATGAACCTGTTTTGCAAAAAGGGCTATCTTGTCAAATTTCAGACAATGAAGCACGTGCATTCCAGCGTATCGTTTTGGATATACGTCAAATTGATAGCGAGCCTCTACAGGATTGGATGGATGCTTTATGGCAGATCTGTGTGGAAAACAAAAAACTTAGAGAGGTGGCGGCAATGTATGAGACTTCTACAATTCAAATTCGTCAGGATATGAAATGTGCATTGGCATTCATCTCAGGTCGTTATCCAAATTTAAAATCTGATTTGCTTCAGAAGTAAAGATAATCGATTCTAGATAAGATAAGCTCATTAAATTTTAATGAGCTTAAGCAATTTCAAATGAAAACAACCTCAGAACAAGCCATTTACGACTTAAGTAGTGCTATTTACAAACTTGTAATGAATGATTTTTCTCAAACTGATCAGGCATATGATAAAGCTCATTTTCTCGCACGATGCTTAATTCAGTTAAGTGATTTAAAAATGCTAGATTGTGAAATCAAATTAAATGATCAAACGATTCAATACAAGATATGCGAAAAAAACTATACTTTTTGGTTGGTTGAAACTCCAGAGCCAACTGAGAAGTTTCCTTTTTTGGATTATTTAACAAAAGAAATTAAGGTTATTTTTTACAACCTCAATCCAGATGAATGCAAAAGGCAATAAGTACTTGTATGTGTACACAGGTTATGGCATATTTGTGATAACTTGGCGATTTTGTATTTAGTCGCCCATTTAAACCTCATTGTGCGGTTTTTTTGAATCATAAATTTGCACTTACATTGAGCTGAAACTCAAAATGTCGATTACAAATTATTCTTTATCAGGTCCAAATGAATCTAGCTTTAAGGTTTCTAAATTTGTAGATGATTTTAAGGTTTTCGATAGTGGGATACTGCATTGCGGATCAAATGGCAAAATCAGACTTAGAATTGATGATTTTGAAGTAAATTTTATTTTTGCAACTGATAATACTATTAGCACCTCGAAAATTGATCTTGAATTGGATAGTAATCCAGGTTTAAGTGTTAGATTAATACTTAAAAATTTTGACAATCCATTAGGTAGTGGTTTGTTAGAGCCAGCCTATTTAGCAAAATACAAAGGTAAGGATATTTTTATCACCTTTTTGGTCAATAGAATCGAAAACGCTAGACAGCTTGCATATACTTTTCTAACTAAGTAGTGAGACCTATTTTTGAAAGATGATGCACAGATAAATTTTCAGGTTGACTCAGTGCAAGGAAACCAAATTGATTATCCTGTTGCGTCTGATGAAATTAAGACAGCTAGAATTATAGGTAAAATTACCAAAGAAATTGGAACGGGCGATGATGCGAAGCATTCAATTATTTGGACTACTATTAGATGGTGTTTTATTATTGCTTCAGCTATAAGTTTAATATTATTTATATTTTTAGGATTTGCTTACAACAATAATAATCAAAGTGAAATTGTAGAGTTAAAGAAATTTATTTTTAGTATATGGTCTATTTTCACGCCCATAATTACTCTTGCTTTAGGTTATGCTTTTGGTAAGGATTATAAATAAGATTTTCTTTACATAACCCACTTCTGTGGGTTTTTTAATGGGCATGAAATATGGAAATAAACATATATAAAGCTAAAACTAAAAAAGCACCTTTAAAAAACAAACCTAGATCCAAACCGCTACCTAAGGCTAAACTTAGCTATGAGGAAGCCGAAGAAGACTTTGAAAAAGCCTTGAACATACTCGACATCAAGTACGAGAAGAAATTTCAGTTCTTGTCTACAAAGCACTGGCGATTTGATTTTCATTTAATTGAACATCGTATTTTAGTTGAAATTGCTGGAGGTCCTTGGTCAGGTGGCCGAAAGGGTAGGCTTAAAAATAAAGCTTGGAGTCTTGATCGTTACGACGTAGCTGAGAAGATGGGTTACACAGTAATTCGCATAGAGGCAGCACCAAGATTTAAGATTAATGAATCTGGTCCATTACAGATCCAAGCTCATTTCGCTAGCCAATGGCTTAAAAATTTAAAGAGGCAAATATTTAATGGATCAGATCAGACCATTTCCTCCAACTGATTTTATTGATCAAGCTGAAGAAGAGGAAGCAATTAGACTAACACCAGCACCAGATCTAAAAAAATGGGTTGTTGCTAATTACTTAACTATTGGTGGCCCTTTGCATAACCCTGACCATGACCATATTGCTGAACTAATACATGACAATGAGGAGTTCTTGGCTTTTGCATGGGCTTCTTCTGCTTATACCAGAGCTAAGCGTATGGTGCTTGGCCAATGTGAAAAGGTTATGTTTCAACAAGGCGGCTGGAAGAAAGCCCGACAAGAGCAGCAAATGCGCGACTGGTTCGGATTCGTTCCAGTTTACTTAATCACAATCGATGCAAGCTTTTGTGAAAAGGCAAACGATAGCGAGTTCTGTGCTTTGCTTGAACATGAGCTTTATCACATAGGTGTTGAACGTGATGAGGATGGTGATCCGTTAATCAGTGAAATGACTGGTTTGCCTAAACACTATTTAGCAGGCCATGATGTTGAAGAATTTGTTGGCGTAGTTAAAAGATGGGGAGCGGACGAAAGCGTGAAGCGACTAATTGAAGTGGCGAAGCAAGCGCCGTTTGTATCAGATGTGAATATTTCAAAGTGCTGCGGGACATGTTTAATAAGTTGAGCCTTCTGGCTCATTTTTTTTGCCATGTTTCCTTGACGTACCTTGACGGATAGAGAGAAATGGCGACATTAAACAAGAAGCAGAAACTCTTTATTGTACAATCGCTTGCTGTATTTAATACCCCCCAAGAAACAGTAAGTCTCGTCAAGGAAGAATTTGACATTGATGTTTCGAGACAGCAGGTAGAGTCTTATGACCCTACAAAGTTTGCAGGTAGAGACTTAAGTAAGGAGCTCAAAGAATTTTTTGAAAAAACTCGGGAAGAGTATTTGAGTCAGCCACTAAATAAAATTAGTGGAGCAAATGACATTGTTCAGTTGAAGATTTTAAGTGATTTACTTTGGGCTAAAAAAAACAATGTGACCATGACAATTAAGATCGTGGACCAAATACAAAAGATCATGAAAGGGTTTTATGACAAGAAGGGGGAACAAAATAATAAAGGTGGTAATCCTGAAGCGAACCAAACCAAAGCTGAAGTAGAACTTGAGATTAAAAAGCTTGAACTTCAGAAGTTACAGCGTGAAGTGAATCCCCCTGAGTATCGTCCACCTGAAGAGGATTACAAGCTTGTGCTGAATCCTGATGAGGAGATACCAAATGAGCCAATTCTTTAATCCTCCAGAAGGTTCAGTTCAATTAACTCCTAAGCAAGCCAATATTTATTTATGGGGCTGGCAAAAAGAAGCCCGGTTTCGTGATGCCGTTTGTGGCCGACGTTTCGGTAAAACATTCTTGGCCAAAGCGGAAATGCGAAGAGCCGCAAGACTAGCGGCTAAATGGAATGTTTCTGTTGAGGATGAGATCTGGTATGCCGCGCCTACATTTAAGCAAGCTAAACGGGTTTTCTGGAAGCGATTAAAACAGGCAATTCCGGCATCTTGGCGAGCTGGAAAGCCGAATGAAACTGAATGTTCAATTACCTTAAGAAGTGGGCATATCATCCGTGTTGTAGGTCTAGATAATTATGATGACCTTCGTGGATCTGGTTTATTTTTCTTAATTATTGATGAATGGGCTGACTGTAAATGGGCTGCATGGGAAGAAGTACTTCGCCCGATGCTTTCTACTTGTAAGTATATGGTGAATGGCGAGCAGCGAGTCGGTGGCCATGTTTTACGTATTGGCACACCTAAAGGCTTTAACCATTGTTATGACACATTCATGGATGGTCAGCCCGGTCATGAACCAGATTGTAAAAGCTTTTCCTATACATCCCTTCAGGGTGGAAATATTCCTGAGTCTGAAATCATTGTTGCTAAGCGCAAAATGGATCCTAAGACTTTTAGTCAGGAATATGAAGCAAGCTTTGAGAGCTATCAGGGCGTTATCTACTACTGTTTTAACCGGTTGCTGAACGCATCAACTGAAACAGTTAAGCCAAATGATGTGCTTCATATTGGGATGGACTTTAACGTTACCAAGATGGCTGCTGTTGTGTATATACGCCGTGGTGAACATATGCATGCGGTCGATGAGTTCGTAAATCTGTTCGATACTCCGGCAATGATTGAGGCTATCCAAGAACGATATCCTGACCATGAGGTTGCAGTTTATCCCGATGCTTCTGGTGAGAACCGGAAGTCGAGCAATGCTAGTGAAACGGATCTGGCGTTACTTAGAAAGGCTGGTTTTAAAGTCCATGTGAACAGTAGAAACCCAGCAGTTAAAGATCGTATTAACTCTATGAACGGTATGCTCTGCAATACATTGTCTGAGCGCAGATTGTTTGTGAATGTTGATAAATGTCCTCACTTTGCTAAATGCTTAGAGCGACAAATCTATGATGATTATGGGCAACCGGATAAAACTGCCGGGTTTGACCATATGAATGATGCTGGTACATATCCAATCGCTTATTTATTCCCGATCGACAAAAAATCCGTTGGAGTTCGTAGGATTCGAGGGATGTCTTAAACAACGCACCTTTTTAGGTGCTTTTTTATTGGTGTTTTTATGGCAGTTACTGATAAACATCCGCAGTATATTGCTGCACAAAAAAGCTGGTTGATTATGCGTGACGCCGTTGCTGGTGAAGAGCAGATCAAACAGGCACATACAAAGTACCTAGCTAAATCGGCCGGAATGATTGAGGCTGAAAAGCAAGGTGATACGACTGGAGAGATTTATAAGGCCTATCTAAGTCGAGCTCAGTATCCGCTATGGGTTCAGGACGCATTACGCACAATGATCGGGTTAGTTTCAAAGCTTGAGCCGAATATAGTGATTGAAAGTTCTCTACTTAAAGGATTGATAGAGAATGCAACAAATGACGGTTTTGGGCTTAAACAGCTCTTTATTCGCATTTGTTCAGAGTTGCTAGAGTTTGGGCGCTGTGGGCTGCTTGTCGATGTTGATGCTAACGGAGTGCCATATTTCGCCTTATATGATGCGTTATCTATTATCAACTGGAAGGAAAACAGTATCGGTGGTCGTAAAGATCTAAAACTGTTAGTGCTCGAGGAGCAATTTGATAATAGTGAAGATGAATTCGGGCACGAAACTAAAACGGTTCACCGCGTTCTATCTATGGATGATGGAGCATTAGCGGTCCGATTGTTCGATGGTTCAAATGTGGAGGATAAAACTCCCGATCTCGGCGGTAATCAACTTTCTTTCACACCATTTGTTTTCTGCGGTGCCACTAGTAATTCTCCGGATGTAGGTACCATACCGCTTTTGACAATGGCCAAGGCTGCTCTGAAGTATTACCAGCTCAGTGCAGATTATTACCAGTCTCTTCACCATACGGCCCATCCGCAACCTTGGATTAGTGGCCTTGATGATGACGATGATGATGATATTAGCGTTACTGGTGTTATGGCTGTCTGGAGTCTTCCTCTAAATTCACAATGTGGTTATTTGGAAATTTCAGGTAACGGCATTGAACTCACTAAAAAGGAAATGGATGCGCAAAAGAATTCAGCATTAGAAGCTGGGGCTAAAGTAGTTGATACCAATACACAAGAATCAGGTGAGGCACGCCGTGCACGTCAGGATGACCAGCAGGCAAGTCTTCACAGTATCGTGATGTGTGCAGCTGCAGCAATTGAACAAGCCATTAAGTATGCAGCGCAGTGGTTAAAGCTGGATTCGACAAAATATTCATTTACGGTTGAACCTGAGTTTATTGTGCAGGTCACGGATATTAATCTTGCAAAACAGCTTTATGAGGGTGCTATTTCAGGGAAAAACTCTTTCCGCACATATTGGGAATACCTAATGACAGGTAAATTACCAGCTCACGACTATCAGGAAGAAGTGAAGCGGGTAGAAATAGAGCGAGATAACACTCCTTTGTAGAGGTGATGTATGGCTTCAAAAGAAGATAAATCATTGATTGAAGTACTTACCCAACATCAGGCGTACTTATATCGGGTGTCTTCTCAATCTGTTAATGAGCTACTAAAAATCTTTAATGATGAGTCAATATTAATGTTGGCAAAGCTTCGGGATTTGCTTGATGAATTAAATGATTCTGAAAAGATGGCTCTAGCAAGTGGACAGTACACAACGTCAAATCTGAAGGAAGTTCGTGATCTAATCTCCCAGTGGTTTACTGCAATAAACACTGCATTACCTGAAGCTTTCGCTGTTTCTGCTACTGCCTTGGCAGTTTATGAAGCTAATTACACGGCGAAGCTATATGGAGGCAAGATCGAAAAGCCAAATGGTGAAAAGGTATATGCAGCAGCTAAAAAAGTACCCTTAGTAGGTGGAGCATTAGTTGATGATCTTCTTTCCAAGATTGCTGAGACTGCACGCCAAAAAGTTGAATATGCAATTCGGGATGGCATTAACTCAGGTAAAACAAATCAGGAAATAGTTCAGCGTATTCGCGGCACCAAGCGCCTTAATTATGAGGATGGGCTTTTAAGTAGCTCTAAGACGGATATTGAACGTACCGTAAGAACAGTTCGTAGTCATGTTGCTAATCAAACGTATTTAGATACTTTCAAACAGTTAGGTTTTGAGTATGTTCGTTTTATTAGTGTATTGGATGGAAGAACATCTAAGCTTTGTGCTCATTTAGACGGTACTGTCTGGAGGATTGATGATCCGGCAAAACGTGTACCGCCGTTGCATCCTAATTGTCGCAGCGAACTAGTACCAGTTAAAAAAGATGGTCAACTTATCGGTGAACGGCCATTTGTAATGGACGAACGTAGAGTTAAAGACATCCCCAAAGAAGAGCGAAGCCAGTTAATAGGACAGTTAGATGCAAACACCACATTCAAAGAGTTCTTTAAGAAAACAGATGATTTCTTTCAAAGGGAGTGGCTAGGGCCAAAGCGCTTTAAGCTCTATAAAGATGGGAAATTTGATTTTGATAAGTTCTTTGATCCTGAAGGCCGTTTCTATAGCTTAGATGATTTGAGAAAGTTGGATGAAAAAGCTTTTAAAAAGTTGGGTCTGTAATTTTTCTTATGTTATATTTTTTAAAACATCAGAATTTATACAATATGAAAACAATAGCTTTTGTATGTCTAACCCTAATTTCCATCACTTGTTTAGCTGAACCAAGTCAAAAATATCTTAAAGAATATGATCGATTGTCTGAAGCTTTGGAGTCAGCAATGGCAAATGCATATTCTTTTGATCCTGCAACTGGTCAAGTAAAACAGGCTACTCAAGGTTTAGAAGCTAAAAATAATTTATGTAGAGCTGCCCAGGCGAAACTAAACCTCACCACGTTTTTAAAAGACAATTTAGAGGAATCTAAAGAGCTTTATAAATCTATTGATGGTGCAGAGACTCTAGATAAAAATTATCTTAGTGGACAACAGCAGGAACAACAAAATCTCGTTTCAAATTTGAAAAAAGACCTTGTTGGAACTGGATTTAACTGTGAGTAATTATTGCCGATTACAGGTAATTCTAAACTCACTTAAGACACAATTTTCACCTATATAAGCGCCCAAATGGCGCTTTTGTCATTTATGGAGTTTGGCTTATGAGTGAATCAAAAGTTAGACATTTGGTACTTAAAAGAGTTTCAGATAAATCTTCTCATCTTGCTCTTTGTGACGAGGAAACAGGTATTCCATTAGCTGGATTAACCGCTGTAAAAATGAATTGTAGTGTTTTTGAGGGTCCAGCGACTATCACGGCAACATTTGATGTAGGTGGTCCTCAAGGCATCCGCTTAGTTGGTGATGAACCTAGACAAAAGGTTTGGGGTGCAAAGGAAACGTAGCGAAAGGTACTACAAATGCCTGAAAAGCAAATCAATATGTCAGATGCTCAATATATTCTGAGCACAAAATGAATTCTGGTGCCATTTCTTCAAATTAAGGTTTCAAGCCATGGCAATTTATGGTTTTACTTTTGAAAGATTAAAAGCAATTGCACTCATCAAATAGAACTTAATTTTTAACCATAGCACCTTCGGGTGCTTTTTTGCGAGAAGAAAATGCCAAGCCCTATTATCCAATATTTCCAATATGAACATTTACCTGAACATTTGCAGCAAGTTAGTAAGCCAATTGGTGATTTAGCTCGGCAAATGGATGAGCAACTTCCTGACGGGCCTGAAAAATCCACAGGATTAAGAAAGCTACTTGAAGCAAAAGATGCATTTGTACGCCAAGCTTTAAGTAAATAATCATTTATAGAAATGAAGCGTCCTAA